CCTTCACTTTTGCCTCCCAGTTGATCAGCACCAGATCATCAAAACAGGCATCTTTAATAAGGACGCGCTCAGCACCAAAAGCAGCCGGATCTTTAATAGCCGACAGTATTTGTAACCGCGGATTAATGCCGTTTTTAATATTTTCAGACAATTTTATCATCATGCGGCTATTCACTTTATGCAGTTTCAGGGTTCCGGTTCCTTTATAACCCACCATTTTGGTATCGGTTCCTAATTTGCCACATACCGGGACATCTTCTTTTTCTATTTCCACCCGGGCTTCCAAGCCAAAGCACTCGCTCACCCGATCCCCATCAAGCCAAAGCTCTCCAAAGGTACCATTTATAATCCGATTAGCATTTATAGGCAACTAGGCCACCTCCTTATAAGTTGACCACCAGCTGGACATCTTCAATAGCATCCAGCGGCCGCACGGTCGAGAGCAGGAAGACTTTGTCCCGGGTATTGGCTTCCTTGATCTCCTGCTCGGTCATGTTGTCCACATCTTCCCCTATACTCCTTAGGTAGGTCTTTTGAGCAGCGACATTTATTTCGCACTTATTTTTGCCCGGATCCAGTACCCGTTCAGCCTCCAAGACTTCATAATAGGCATTGATCGCCGCACACAGTAATAACTTGTTTTCGTAGCTGTTCTGAACAGAACCGATATATTCATCTTCAATGGTATCCTTTATGTCGTGATAGATCATATCCAGGATCCGCACCAGCTTAATTTTCTTCCAGGGCTCACCCTTAGTCTCAGTCGTAGTGGTCAAACTGGTTACACCCCGGGCGATCTTTACCTTTTCCCCATCATGGAACAGGATCAGTTTGCCGGCATCGATTTTAGTATCAGCCTGGCTCTTGGTAAGCTTCGGTACATCAGTAATTTCCGTTAAGACCCGAAAGGTAGGAGCAACTGTCAAGGGTAGTCCAGCAATCAATCCGGCTATACGAGCCGCATACTCACTGGCCGTATAAGTGTCCATTCCGACACTTAGTTCTTTAGCTGTACCAGCACCATCCTCTACTACGAAATTGACAATACCCTCATGGTCTGCAGCTTCATCCGGCAGCACCGCAATAATTTTGCGTTCCTTGGTGTCGCGCATCGACTTAACCCAGGTGGCCACAACCGTGACATCGGCATCAGCTATACCTGGAATGACCAGGACATTGAACTTAATAGTTTCCAGATAATTCAGAGCATCATTATAATTAGACGCGCTGCTTGGTATAACCACTGCCTTAATCTCTTTAGGCGTACCCATAAATGCCTGTTCCAGGTAGTCCTGGTTGGTGACACTCAGAGTTTCTGGGATGTCTGCGACGTCCTGTAAAACGATTTCAGTTAATTCTTCTACACTTGCATCCTTCAACACTAGGGCCAGTATTCCCACGGCACCGCGTTGAATAGCCTTGATAGCCTTGGACTGAAAGATTATATTCACACTCGGCAGTCCCATTATAATCCCTCCTGTTCGTGATTGATCTCGTTCATGAGATCGTATTCAGGCCGCGGCCTGGTCAGTTCAGTCTGTAAAGTAACGGTAATATAGACCTCGGCATCACGGGGGCCGCCTTCGGTCTCGATGATGTGATATATAGTGCCATTGGGTCCGGTCACCGACATGGCATCCATAAGTGCCTTTTTCAATTGTTCGGATACCTGCAGCTGGTCAAATACGTTAACCTGGTGCTTCTCATCCAGCGGTGCAAAATATACTATCTGCCAGGTCATATCTACTTGATACAGATCCCGGCTCAAATGTTCCTCGCTGCTGGTAGCCAGGTTGACGAAAAAGCTAGGCCGGACAAAATTACCTGGCATAGTGGATACATAAATTTTAGGTACAGTTGGAAAGGCAGATTTAAGCAAGCCACGCAGGGCATCCAGGCTGTCACCAAACATCCAGGCCCATCTCCTTCCCTATTTTCCGGATTGATAGCTTAAGCAGTGCCGGCAGTTCCTTTTCAGTTTCTTCAAAGGCATCACGAAAATAAAACTTACCGGGGACAAAACCTTTAACCTCACCTTTACGGCTAGTCTTGATCACGTGACCTTCCTCGACCATCTTGGCATAAAATTTATTAGTCCCGACCTCGACCTCATACATATTGCCACGCTTCATCCATACCCGGTACGACCGGCGCAGTTCCCCTGACTCCTTTTTGGTATTGCGCCGCACCTTTTTACGCAGCAGGTTACCAGCGCTGCGGGTAATCTTCCGGAACTCTTTCGGTGCTTCGTTTTCGATGATTTTCAATACCCGTTTTTCCCATTTGTCCAGTTCAGTAGTGTCAAATATCATATTATCGGCCATGTTTAATCATCCTTTAAGTGCGCTTTCAGAAAAGCCAGCCCTACCTTGCCGTAAGATTCTTTGACTTTCTTCTCGATTTGACAGCCCAAACAAGTGCCCATTTTATTACAGGTACACCAGGGAGCCTTAGCAGCTTCCTCAGGCTTCATTGAGCATCACCTACCTTCTCAACGCACATCAACTGCATCTCCACGTGCCTTTCCTCAGGATCAATCACCGACTGGATATCAAATATCCTGTCACCATATACAACACGCATAGCCGGCGTTATTCCTGGGCAATACCGTATCCGTACCCGGGTAGTCAGTTCTGATTGCGTATTTTGAAGTAGAATGTACTCCCGACCTTGAATAGGCTCCACAGCTGCCCAAACGGTAGCGACATCCTGCCAGTCCCCGCCTAAAGGTGTGCCATACTCATCCATTTGCTCAACAAACTCCTGGATAGTCACACGATGTCTAAGCTTACCCGGATTCATTCAACCACCCCCGAGTCGGGAGGTCGGTAGCAATGCTTTAGCTGAGCAAGCATGCTTTCCACAATTGGTCTTATCTTATCGCTTGCCCGCCCAATATGCTCCCGGTTCTCAAACCAGTCAGTAACCAGCACCCAACAAAACAATTTAGCCAGGCTGTTTGTGCTGTCAAACTGGTTACCGGTAGCGTTCTGTAAGTACGTTTCAGCGGCATCTATAAGGGATGTGATCAATACATCATCCTCAGTGCCATCTACCCGCAGATATTGTTTTGTCTCTTCCAAGGTTATAATCATGTAATCACCCCTTAAAGGGCAAGAGAGAGAGAGGAACCTCCTCTCTCTCATTTCCTCCGTTTCTTCGGTTTTTCCTGAACTTCGTTCTGTCCCTTATCCGGTTCTGCGTCCGCCGGATTTTCATCCTGGGTAGTTTTTGGTTTTGCTTTAGGTTCTAAAATCTCGACAAGCCCGGCCTCCGCCATTTCTTCCGCTATATTTTCAGTAGCATCGAACACGTCACCCAGCATCCTATTTCTGCAAGCCTTCCTGTCTAGAAAATGATATAGAGCTTTTACCTTAACCACCGGCCGTCACCCCTTATTAAATCGGGATCTGACCGTAAACCCCAGCAGCAAGATCCCATCCAACCAGGTCATCACGGGTTATGACACGCAGTTCAGTAGTATCACGCCGCCATGCGTCACCGCCTTCTCTGGTGGAAGCAAGCTCGTAGAGGCCGCGTGTGAACAGCACCGCAAACTGCTTACCGTTGCCAATGAAGACGGGTGCCAAGTCAGGCGGCCCCTGAATGGTCGGCAGATGACGGTTAGAGACAACCACCACAGGACGGCCCTTGAACAGTTTGCGGCCTGGTTGGGTAATATCATCAGTCAACAGGTAGCGGCCATCGTTGTCAACCTGGGTGTCCATCCAGTGGTAGCCGTCCTGGTTAGTAATTATCACGGCATTTAAGCTGATTGCCGGATCTAATGTGACATTGAGCACCTGTTTGATATCGTTGAAACTCTGCAACTGCACAGGCTGCAAACCCTGAATCATGCCAACAATCAGCATGTTTTTAGTGACAACGTACTTCCTTGCAACCCAGTTTGCCACATAGTTCAGAATATTCTGGTCGCTATCAGCCAGGAGCTCATTGGTCAATGGCAGGTAACCGGCGCGCTTGACCAATTGATATTGAATAGGCACGAACTGCGGGTTGTCCATTTCCTGGAGGGGTCCATATTCATTCACAACCTGCAGCGGGAGCATCACGTTGTCAGCTTCCAGCACACGGCTGCCAGACAAAGTATTAACAGTTTCAACGGTCACATACTGGGACAAGTCGTTGAGTTGCCGCTGAATCTCATTGATGCTAGTTTGGATGTCCTGCGGAACGATAACACCAACATCACCAGCAGCAGGGTTGTTAGGATCCGTACCTTGGTGCATTACCTCACCACGGATGCCGACAGTACGGTAATACTCAGCAATAATGCTCTGGTCATCTGTGGTAAGCCGCTGCCGGCGCAAGCCTTTCAGGAACACCCGCTTGTATTCAGCGTTCAAGTCTTTACCAACGTTGTTTATTTGCTGGCCGCTATCGTCGCCACCAAAGTCCTCCATTGCCTCAATTTCCTTCTGTAGATCGATCTTCTTCTGCAGCGCCCTGACTTCTTCCATTATCTTTTCTGCTTCGGTTACCTTATCCTCAGCAAGCAACGCCCGCACCTGGGCCTTTTTACCTTCTAACTCCTGTAATAACGCACGCATTTCTTTAGTCATGCTTATCGCCATCCTTTCATAAAGTAAAAATAGAGCCTTTACAGCTCCAACTCCAGTAACAACTTCTGTTTTATTAGGTCTTTATCACTGCTGTTCACCTCCTTGTCGGGAGGTCTTTTCAGTTCATCCGGAATGTTCCGGTATACGGCGAAGTACTTTTCGTCCATACTGGCGGCAATCTGTTTTGCCTCTGCAATCTCGTCAGCAAACCCGTATTCCAGACACTCTTCTGCAGACAACCAGGTTTCAGCATCCATAATCTCTGCAATCTCTTCAGACGTCAGTGCTGATCGGCTTTCATATGCTACGATCATGCTGTCCCGGATTTTATCCATGTCGTCAGCTAACTTTCTAAAATCTTGAGCGTTGCCCATGGCAATGGTCCAGGGAGAATGAATCATCATCATGGCGTTTGCCGGCATAATGATTTTATCTCCGGCCATTGCAATCAAGGAGGCAATGCTAGCCGCCACTCCGTCAACATAAACATTAACCTGGGCTTTATGTCGTTTCAACATAGAGTAAATAGTCTGGCCAGCAAACACATCTCCACCGGGACTATTGATATATACGTTTAGAGTTTCGATGTCTCCCAGGGCATCTAAATCCTCCTTGAATTGCTTTGGCGTTACTTCATCTCCCCACCAGGTACTACTGGATATTTCACCGTATAGGGTCAATTCTCCGGTTTTATTATCTTTGGCCTTAAAACTCCAAAACTTTTTATTCTTCCCCACTACCTTCACCGCCTTTCTGATTGTTTTTCTTGTAAGCCTCTCCGGCCATCTCAATCGGCATCATATTACCGTTAATTAGGAGCCGGTCGCCCCCTTCCTTGGGTTCAAGCTCCTCTAAGGACCGCACCTCATTGGGCGTTAAAAAACCGGATTGTATTGCAAT